GCAGGCTCACTCAAAGGCGTAGGCGCTTCGGGCGCAGGCTCACTCAAAGGCGTAGGCGCTTCGGGCGCAGGCTCACTTAAAGGCGTAGGGGTTGCTGGTGCGGGCTCGCTCAAAGGCGCAGGCGCTTCGGGCGCAGGCTCACTTAAAGGCGTAGGGGTTGCTGGTGCGGGCTCGCTCAAAGGCGCAGGCGCTTCGTCCGGAGGGGCTTCTTCCGTCACCGGCTCACTCGTCGGCGCTACTTCAGGGGGGGCAATCTCATCAGTCCGAGGGCGATTGGCGTAGTCGTACACCCCCCGTCCTGCGCCACCGGCCCCGCCAAAGACCCCGCCAAAGACCGCCCCCGCCGCGCCGGCTTCCGCGTAGCGCCACAGGTTCTCCTTGGACACCATGCGCTCAGCCAGCGGGATGTCAGACGGACGGTGATACTCGGTATTGAGGACCCCGATGACTTCTTGCGCGGCCTCAGTCACCCCCTCCCCGGCGATGCCTAACGCACCGCCAGCCAAAAGCGGCTTGAGGATGTCCCGCGCTTTGTTAATCGGGATGCGTTTGTCGAGGAACGTATGCAGCAACGCCTCGAAGCCCACGACATCCAGCGCGCCCGCAGCGGCCCCCGCCAGCAGCGCCGTGCCGGGTGCGCGGATGCCCGTCTCGTTCTCGGTTTCTTTGTAGAACTGCCCGGCCTGCATCCCGGCGGAAGAGCCGAACATCCCCGCCCGGAACCCGGCGGACGCACTGCTGCGCGCCAGATGAGCCGGTAGATTCCGCACAATGCTCTTGGCTTGTTGTTGCGCGGCCAGGGGGGTTAGCCCTTTAGCGATGAGCTTTTGCCGGGCTTTGGTCACCAGACTGTGTTGAATCGCCCGGCTAGTCGCAGCGCGAGCTAACATCCCGCTGCCTACGGCGGCTCCGCCCACACCGGCAGTTGCTGCGGTGACGGCTCCAACACCGAGCATCTCAACAATGGACGGGACGGCCTCACCCATCGCTTCGAAGGCGAAGCTGGCCCAGTCCTTAAACGTGTTGTCTTCGATGGCCTTTTCCAGGGTCATCGTCTTGGGGTTCTGCGCGGCTTCCTGCATATTGCGCATGTACCCCTTATCCCCGGTGCGTTGCAGCCAGTTGGAGAAGCGGTCGCGGAGGGAAAGTTCGGGGTTCTTAACAGACTGCCCGGTCTGAGGATCTTTGACCCTGCTGGGCAGCGAGAGCGTGTCAGTCTTCGGGCCAGCGCCGTCGGGGTCACGCGCCACCAGGTTACCCAGCGCGGAGAGCGTGCCGTAGTACCCGGCTTGCGCGGTATCGGTGCCACGGCGTACCCCAGCGCCCAGCTTCTGAAGCAGCGTCGGCTCGGGTGGAGCGACGGTGGGTCTTATAGGCAGCTCAGCGGAGCTTCGCCCTATGCGGAGCCATTGTTCCTCGGTGGGCTCCGGAGGCGCATACCGGGGGGCGGTGTACAGTGGACCAGCTCCGGTGTAATCCACGGGGGAAGCGTTTCGCTCTTCGACCAAGCGTTGGCCCACATCCCCTTCGGTCGGGGAGAGGAAGCGCGCGACCGTTCGCCCGTAGTAGTCTCGCCCGAGTCGTTCAGGCTTGGACTGATTGATCCGGGACAGCAGGTTCTGATCCTGCGCGAGCCGCGCGCCCTCCGTGGTGGAGGTCTCCGCAGCATTGACTCCGGCTAAGCGGAAGCGCTCGCCGGTCGTTTGATCTTCATACGTGTCGGCGTCTAACTGGCGGTACGGCATAACAAGCGCCTCGCTCTGAGGTTATGGGGGAGTTACTGTGGGGGTGTCGGGAAAGAGGTTGCCATGGCCCCACGAGGGGCAGTGAACATCCGGCTAAAGAACCCAGTAGGCTGCTGCCGCTTCCAGTTGATGACTTGCTGTTTAAGGTACTCAACTTCGTGCGGACGAATGAGCCCAGACCGCCACCGTTCAATGATGCGGGGGTCCATCTTCCAGTTCTGCGCCGCGACTTTCGGGTCGAGTTGATCCAGGTAGGTTTTAACGTCCACCGGGTCCAGTTGAGGCGGATTTTTCCCATCGGGCGTAGTCAATTTGCCCAGGTACTCTGCCCCGGCTTTGAAATCTTCATTCAGCGCTTCGACCGTCGTGCGTTCTCTGGCGGCTTCCTGCTGCAACTGCTCACGGAGAAGCGCCCCCGTTTGAGTGGCCTGGGTGTTTTGCAACGTAGCTTGGCGGTCCGCCTGAGCCTGACGCTCCTTGAGCTTCGCCTCCGCGACGGCGACCTCGCTCTCGTACAACACCTTGTCGCCTTCCGTCTGCGCGCTTCGAGCAAAGCGCTCTGCGGCGCGTTGCACTTGGGCGTAGGGGGCGTCCGCAGGCGCAACCGTAGAGGCATAGCCCTCTTCCGCGTCCAGCACGGCGCGGGAAAGGCCCATCTGCGCCGCGCGATTGTCCCGAAGCATCTCCGTGGCCCGGTTCATCCGCTGCACCTCGGCTTGCGAAGCGGCATCCTGTTCCGCACGCGCTTGCAAGGCCCGCGCGGCTTCCGCATCGGTCCGCGCGCCCACCCTGATGTTGCCGCCGCGTGCGCCCCGGAACACCGACGCATCGTCGATGCCTGAACCGCGTTGGAACTCGGCGTAGCCTTTGCCCGGAACGGTCATCCGCACCCGGTTATCGTTCCCCGTGGGATCAGGCAGTTCTTGACGGTATGCCGTAGTTCCCGGCGTGGGAGCGACTCCCGCCGGATCGTTGGCGACGCCCCCGGCGGCTTGCAACGCCGCGACTTGCTGTTCGTAGGGAAAGACGGGTGTCGGCGCGGCGGCGAGTGTCGGCGCGGCGGCGGGTGTCGGCGCTGGAGTTGGCGCAGCGGGCTTGCTAAACGCGGCCACCCGCTGTTCATACTCCGAGTCACTGATGTCCTTGGCGGAGGGGTTTATGGCTCGGCGCAATATTCCGCCGGTCTCATTCCTAAAGGGGTCCGCCTGGTTTTGGTTGGCTATCCGGACTGCGTTTTTCTGCGCTTTAGCCCGTCGTTCTTCCTTAGTAGGCTGGAATTTGGGCTCCCCGTCCCCTGGTACGGGGTAAGGTCGGCGACCCAACCCCAACATTTGCCGAGCGTATTCTATATCCCGCCGCTCTAATTCCGAAGGCTCACTTCTGGCCATCCCCCACCTCCTTAATAGTACGCGCGGGTTCTAAGGCGAACTCCAGCGACATCTTTCAATACTTTCGCCTGACGAAAGTCCACCCGTGGGCCGACCATGTCGGTGAACCGGCCCTGGTGGTAACCCGCCGCTTCTTTGTCCTGGGTGTCGCTATCCCGCTTCATCAGCGCCAGCGAGCACACCCATTCGATCAACGCTTCCTGGTGATGAGAAGCAAACTCCGGCTCCTCGCTCTTCCGCCCCGACCAAGTCAGCGGCTCCAATGGCAGCCGCTTCACCGCCAGCCAAAGCGTGTCGCTCGTCGTCGGTGTGGCGAAGACCGTCAAAGTAAGCGCGTCGAGATCGTCGGTATACTGCGCAACGGTCGAGGGATCGGCGTAGGTCTGGGCGTAAGGGTCGTTCCACTGGCTGCGCTCCTGAGCATTGGCGATCTTGATCAGCGGCGTCTCGGTCGAAGCCAACACAACGCGGGTGATCTCCAGAATACGAGGATCAATCTCGTAGCGGGCCGTCCCGGAGCGCAGGGCAATCCGAGTCGTCTCGTTGTCCCCAGAGTCCCGGATTGGGACGCGGTGCGCCAGTTCCATGCACGCTGCATTGGCGTAAGCGACCAGCTCGGCGTTTTTCCACAGCGTGCCGGCATCGTCGTACTCCCAATAGTAGGTGTACGTGGCGGGGGCGGTTCCGGTGTCCCCGCCCTGGTCATCCAGGCGTTGGCGAACGCGCGCGATCAGGTCTAACAGGGTCATGTCATGAACCTTTTGATCTGATCAGGGCGCACCCGCTTTTTCGCCAGTGGCGGGTTGCGATCCAGAACCCCCTGGCTCGGCCCTTTTTCCATCCCAGGACGGGGGGTCCGGGGAACGCTTCCCCCTAGCGGAACCGGTCCGTACTTTATCGCCGTCGCGGACGTTTTCGCTTCGGCGGGGTTCATCGCGATGTCCAACGCCGACTGGCTCGGAGGAAGCCGGCGATCTCGGGGGTTCTTACTCGCAACCATGGCCGTTTACCCCGCGTACTGCACTTTACCCAGCAACCCGTTGCGCGTTGCCGCGTTAGCGTCGCTGACGTGCATCCAGGCTTTCAGAGTCTTCGCGCCGTTCAACGTGCCAGCGATGGTGATCGTCCCACGCACGTCGCCGGTTGTAGCGGAGGGGGTGGTGGTCACACCGGCAACGACGGTGCTGGAGTCCACCGCGTCGTCGAACCAGACGCTGAGCAGGTCGGACTTCGCCGCCAGATAGTACGGAAGGCCCAACACCGCGCCAAACCCCACATTGATGACTTTGGCCGAATCGTCCGCCGTACTGGTGAGTGCGATGCTCCAGATGTATTTGAACGCCTTTACCCCCGTCGCAGCAGTGCCGCTAGGAGCGATACTCAACGTTTCGACCATTTTGGAACGGTACTGGTCATATCCGGTCACGGTCACGGTAATTGTGCCGACCGCCGTGTTAATTGCGGCGGTCACATTGCGAGGTACGTCCAACACCATGCAGGTGCGCGAGCCGTCCACCGTCTGAATGGTTTCGCTGCTTAGCGCTGCCGTGGGGTCGAGCGGCGAGCTGCCTTGAGTCGCCGCTGTGAACGTAATCGTGGAGGCATTCGGCGCTTCAGTCGCGCCCGTCGCACCTTTGACGATACCAGCGGCCACCGCCAGTAAGGGCGCGCCCAAGTTGATCTTGGTCAGTAGGGAGATCGGTCGGCCTTTGAATTTCTGCACTCCATAGAGTCCAGAGTCATACGCACGTCCCGCAAAGAGTTCATCAGCAGTCGCTACGAGTTGTTTGGTAGCCATATCAGCAGGTCCTTTAATTAGCGTTGACCGCCCTTAATGGGCGGATTTTCTTTACCGGCGCGGGTTTCAGCACGGTCTCGGCTTCGGCTTCGGCTTTTTCATGAAGAGCTTCCTTCCAGACAGAGGGGAATCCCAGGAGCCGTTTCGCCACCTCGTCAGTGACGGCATGGACTTGCCCTGGGGTCCAAGTCAATCCAGTGCGCGCAACGGTGTCCGTCTTACGGGGTTTGCCGCCGACATACTGGATCAGTTTCATCAGTTGTTCTCGTACAGGTACTCGACCACCACATAAATCGCGCCGGTCGCCGCAGCGCCTTCCACAGTCGCCGTCACAAAAATTTCTTCATTGAAGGTCTTGGGAACCGCGCTGGCGATGGACGCAGTCGTGGCCGCGCTCGACGTGTCGATAGCGCTCAGCCAGTAGTTGTCGTCCGCCGTCAACACCCCGTCCACTTCCGCAGTGAGGTAGCCGACATCGACGGTGGTGCTAGCGCCGAGAGCGGCGTTGATCAGTTTAACACTGTGGACCTGGGCGTATTTGGGCAGCTTGCCCAGGTACACCACGTCATTGACCTGAGCAGCCGCCAGGGTGTAGCTGAAAATGGCGACGCTGTTATTGCCGAACGCGCCGGCATACGCCTGAGCGTGCTCCGCCGTGGTTTTGTTCAAATTAGCCATAGAAATTCTCCGATAAAAGCGGTTATGGGGCAGACCGTGGCCTGCCCCCACCTAAGCCAGGCTCAGGGGACGACGATGCGCGTAGGATCTGGAGCCACGCAGTCGATCACGCAGATGCCGTGATCCTTGATGTACCCGGTGCTGTCCTTGAACCGCAACTTGCTCCACCCGCCAATCGCGGAGATCGACGCTTCCAGCACGGCGTCGTGATCGGACTCTTCCTCGTGCCAGCTCATGTGCGCGCCGGACTTGGAGTGCTGCCCCCAGCATTCGGCCATCGCCTGTGCGCCCAGCAGCAAGCAGCGATCTACGTTGTAGTACGCACTGTCCGCGCCGCCCAGCGACGAATCGACAGTCGAAGTCGAGATGGTGGCCGCAGCGACGTTGGTGCAGACATTAACCACTTCGCCAGGGCTGAACCGAATGGCCCGAGGCATTTTCTTAATCAGGATGCCGTTCCACATGCCCGGCTCGCCGCTGAACAGCGGGTTCTTCGAACCACGTTCCCGTGCGTTCATCAGGAAGGTGCGCCAGGCTTTCTCGCCCGTCCGGGACTGGAGGTAATGCCAGACCCGCGAGGTCACTAGCAGCACGTACAGCGGCTCGTCCGCCCCCGCCGGGTCGTCCGGCAACATCACGGGCTGCATCGGGGTCTGCATCTCGTCGATGCTGGCGCGCAGCCGGTCAATGTCTTCCAGGGTCAGAATGTCGGTAGCGTCCAATGTCGCCAAACTGGTGGCGTCACCGGCGTAGAAATGCTTGTCGTAGGTCGGTGGGGCCACACGATTGCTGCTGTCCACGTTGACCATGATGTCGCCGAACTCCGGGTCCGACGCCAACGGCACGGCCCAGTCCGGGGTGTACTGCGAGCCACGGGCTCCGGCCATGTGGACCAACTTGATCTGATCGACCATACGAGCCCAGTAACCGGCTAGCGCAGCGCGACCGACAGTCCGCAGGTCGTGCAGGGTCCGCTGCTGAGTCATCCGGCCTCCGGTGTCCACACCGGCGCGCAGTTGATTCAACTTGATGTCCATGCTGGTCGAAGTCAGGTTCATCATCTTGCCGGCGATCTTGGTATCCCCAGTGACCGGACGGCCCTGAAGGATATTGAACAGATCAACCGAGACCGTGTCGCCAGCACTGCGACTCAGGTCCTGAATTTTCACAATCGGATAGCCCGCTGGAGTCTGCATCTTTTCCAGCTTGGACTTCACATCCGACATGTCAGGGGCTTCGCCGGTCAGGCGATTCATGAACGTCGGCTGGCGGGTCATTTCAGCGAACACCGCCGCACCATAAATTTTACGGGCGAGAGGATGCCCGACGGGGATAACAGTCTGGGCCATGAGAGGCTCCTAATAAAAAGTGGTTACAGACTGCTTCACAGCAGTCGCTATCAAACGCTTCACAAAGGCGCTCGGCCTTTCGTCAGTACTGGTGTCGCTCAGTGAGCGTAAATGTTCATTGCCAGGCTTATAAAACCTCAGGAAGAGGGGTTATCTCTTCCCAAGGGAGTTCACACTACCGTTCGTCTCTCGACGATCTCAAACCAGATTGCGCAAATACGCTTCAAACTTGCGCGGGTCCTGCGCTAGCTTGTTCATGTACGCCGTCAAGGCATTGCCTTCCAGGTCTTCCAGCTTTTGGAATTCCGTGCGCTCCGGGGGAATTCCCCCGCTCATCTCGGACAGCGACACCGGGGGCGACTCCAGCACCTGTTTCGCTTTGGCTTGCGCTGCTACGGGAGCTACCGGAGGGGCGGAAACACCAAAGACCGCTTCTACCCGGCTAGGTAGTTGCTGCATCCGTTCGTGCCACCCTTGACTGGCATACGCGCGGTCCGTCTTCGCCAGCATCGCGTGCAGCTCAACGGCTCGGTCAAACCAGGTAGAATCCTCTGATTTGGCCCACGCGCTGAGTTTCGGACTGGCGGCAATCGCGTCTTCAATCTGCTCAGCTTCCGTGCGTTGCCGCTGTTCCAGCGCTTGCTGCTCGTTTTGCTTTTGCGTCTGGATATGCTGCGAAAGCTGTTCGATCACCTGTTGCTGGTACAGCGCGTGCTGTTCCAGCCAGTAGGTCCGCTCCGCCTGCGCGGCGATATCGTCGCCCCAGTTCTCCCGGACTTTGTCAATGTAGGCTTGCACATCGTCGGGGAGGGTATTGGGGGCTTCCTCCGCCGGAGGTGGCGCAACAGCCGCTGCCGGTGTGCGCAACGCCTCCAGCTCCTGACGAAGCCGGTCCGCTTCCGCTTTCGCCGCTCGGGCGTCGTCCCGCGCGGCGCGCAAGACATCGTAAGGAATCGTGTGTTTGCCGTCCGCAGCCTGGATGTCCGCCGTTTCAGGCTCCGCCGCGTCGGGCTTAACGACTTCGGTTTCCCCCGCTTCGGGCTTGGTCACTTCGGGTTCCGCAGAATCCGCGTCGTCAGTAATCCCGCCGTCGTCAGCGATTGCCAGTAATGCTTTGTCGTCCAAATCCCAAGTGCTGGGATCGTCCAAATTAACTGCCATTAGATACCTGCTATCGTGTAGGTTACGAGGTCTTCGGTTTCGGCTTCCGCTTCATGGCCTGAAGTTTGGCCTTATGGGCTTCCGCCCGTTGTTTTTGCTGATTTCGCAACGCAGCAGCGGATAATTGGTGGGTTTCGGATTGCTGCTGTTGTTTGGCGTAAGACTCGATTTGCCGCCGCTGGCGATCTTCGTCGGACGCCTGCGCGGCCTGCACCATCTTCAATGACTGTTCATCCAAAGAGGCGGCGTGCCGGTCGTCGTCATGCACCATCTTCATTTGCAGCGCCCGGTTTTTGAGCTCTGCGGCGGCCATGGCGGCCATGCCTTTTTGCTGCTCCATCTGTCCTTTCATCACCGCCGTTTGCGCATCGATCTGCGCTTTCTGCATCCTCGCTTCCTGCTCCGCCAGTTGAAGCTGCATCTGCTGTTGCTGCATCTCCATCAGCGCCTGTTCCTGCGCAGCGGCGGGGTCTACGGCGTTCGGGTCTTGCGCTTGATCCAGCCCTAGCGCCTGGGTGATTCGATCCGCTACTTCATGCCGGAACGGCAAGTCGGTAGACCGCACCATGAAGTCCGCCAACAGAGGCTGCAACTCGGGGGGCAACGACTTGGTGATTTCCGTCATCATTTGAAGCTGCTGCATTCGGAATGTCGGAGTGTCCGGCACGTCCTCCAGCTCCACGGTCATCTGCGTGTGCGCGACATCATTAGTCAGGTACACCAGCCCGTCTTCGTCCTGCGTAGGCTGGTTTAACAGGACCGACCGACGTTTACCGTTGGATTCGATGGACACGGTATAAGGGGCATTACCAATGTCCTCCTTGACCAACGACAGAAGTAGCGTACCGATCTGTTTCCGGGCGAACCGGTAATTGTCGTTGAGCTCCGCCAGGGTCGTAGATCCTTGCTCAACGAGGCTGTTAATAGCGAGCCCGGATTGCCCGGAGTACTCGGATTTACCGAGCATCGACTGGTACACCCCGGCGCTGGCTTGAATCGCTTGTGTAGCGTCTTGCAGCACCTGAAACTGCTGCTGCGACAGTTGGAAATCCGACTCAATACGAACAGCGTCCGCGTTCTTGTTCTTGCGGTTCGGGTTTAGCAAAATCACCCCATCCGGGCGCGCCGCTTCCTCTACCACTTCCTGCCAGGACATATCAATCGCGTCGCTGTCCCCCACGACCCGTTTGGCGCTGAGCAGCCACATCATCTTGCTCAAACGGGCGTTAATCTCATCCTGAGGAGACATCATGCGCCGCACTAACCCATAGGGGACGCCCGTACTGTCTTCCCGATACGCCCAGATCGGTACGTAAGGGAAATAACCGTGGGGGTACGGACTGGGGAGGTCGGCTAAAAGATGCGGCCCGATCCACCAGCTCAATCGAACTTTGGGGAACACCGCCTTACGCACTTGCGCCATCCCCATCCCAACCGCTTGTGTGTGGATCGGGTTCTGCTCGTCGTACTCCATGATTTGCCCGGAAGGCAGCACCATCACCAGCGACGCCCGCCAATGTCGATACCAGACTTCATAGAGGCACAACCGCTTGCGGTCTGTATCGCGCCACTCCGATTCTTCAATCGAACTGCGCATTTCTGACTCGTAGCTGTTCGCCAGGTCCAAAACGGGCTCGCTGCTGGAAATCTCATCCCAATCCGCCCAGCGGTTTACTGCTTTGCGGATCAGCTCGGCTTTCTTCGGAAAATAGAGAACCACGACATCTTCATCCACCCATTGCTTGCGCACCAGATACCGGGCATCGGACAGGTCGGGTTCTTTAGAACGGAAGTCCCAATAGATTTCCCGGCGATGCACATTCGACACTCGGTACGGCGCTCTGAACGGGTTAGACTCTCGGGCAACTTCCACCCAACCGATACCCGACTTGACACAACTGGCGTAAGCATCCGAGCACGCGCGGTCCGCATTACTACTCCGCTCTGCCTTCTTCAACTCCGCGCTCATCGCCTCAGCGACTTCAACATCTTCGTCTTTGTCCGCACGGACTTTCCAGTCCCGCGTGGCTTTCGCTTCAATCCCCAACACTAAGTCAATCGTGGGGCCGGTGAGGTTACGAATGAGCGGCGCGATATTGCGCTCGCGCATTTGCCGAAGGACTTCCGTCGTAAGTTGGACGCCATCGTAGTACGCACAAGCTCGGTCCGCCTCAGCCCGCCATTCCCCCTCCCAACGAAGGTCTTTGAGCAGGTTTTCCAGTTCGTCTTGCGAGAGTTTTTCAGTAGCCATATATAACGCCAGGTTATACAGCAAAACCGAGAAAAAGCAAACCGTTATTCGCTATTTGCCCTTACCCTTATTTTTACCCCCGCCTTTATAGGGCATCGGCTTTTTCGGTACGCTCATCGCTGCGTTATTACGAGCGGTGATGCCCGTTTGGGCTTTTGGATCCCCCAATGTAGAAAGTGACTGTTGCACATTAGTATTGCCGTAACTGGCTTTACTAGGCAGTGCTGCGTTCTGCGCTACTGACCGCTGCGTTAACGAGGGCCCCGTCGCCCCCAACCGGGCATGCGACGTAAGATTAGAGGGGGACCCGGTTATAGGCGAACTTCCCGCAACCCCTTCAGCCATGGACGACTGTCCGGCAACTTGCGTAGGCTGATAAGAAGCCATTCTGTTACCCCCATTAGGCAGCCCTGACAGCCCACCCACGGGGCCGCCGGTCGCTGCCCCTCCCGTGTCTTTGCCCAAAGTGCTTTGATACGGCGTTTGGCTAAGGGACGACGGCGTACCCTGCCCGGCACTACCACTTTTTTTACCCCTCCCCAGTGATTTTCCCCGTCCAACGGACGGTGGTGGCAACATAGGCGCACCTCCCCCTTTGGGCGGCGCAAACAACACCGGATCGGCTTTCCAAGTGGGGGTGGCGTTGAGGTTCATGGTGAGACCGGCCCCCTGACTCACAAAACCCGCACGAGTGGAGACCGGCTGGACCGGAGGCGGTTTCCAGGGCGAGGCCCCGGAAGAAGCCGAAATCGTCGGGGCTGGGGGCGTCGGCAAACTGGACATTGTGCTCGCCAGCCGTTGCAACTGCTTAGTGCCTAATTGACCTTGGTAGCCCAGGTTATTAAAAGAAGAACCCAGCTTTTTCAATCGCTGGACATTTTGTTCATCGTAGGCGGCGACATTAGAGAGTGCGCCGGGGCCATAAGACATCATCACTAATTCTCCTGCATCAGCCCTTATTCACGAGGGCGTAAAATAAGCTGTGGGGGTCGCTAAAAGCTACGCCGTTTCCTGAATCACCACATTAGCAATGCCCGTGGCGGCGGACATGGCTCCGGTCGCCATTTTCGCCATGGTGGCGGCTCCAATCGCGTTGACATTGGACAGTGCGGTAATGCGGTCCAGTTCCGCCTCCAGCAATTCCAGATTGCGTTCTTTCGTCAACCGATACGCTTTCATCACATTCGCCTGGTTTTCCTGATTGAATTTCAACACCGCTTGCGCCGCCGCCAATTCCAGTTTGGCGTCTTCTAAAGAATCGTCCGCCAGCACTTGATACTTGCTCAGATCATAGCGGTTCTTCCCTAACGCTTTCTTGGTTTCGTAAAGCTGTCCGTCTACCGCAGCAGTAAATTCTCCCACCACAGCAGTATTGCGGTCGGACTGCGCCGCCATGATCTGCTTTTGTGTTTCAATGACCTTTTCATAACTCTGCACCTGCCCTTCAAACAGCTTGACTTTCGCCAACTCCGCTTCGACCTGAGCGCTATCTCCCTGCAAATTAGCGATCTGCGCGTCAATCCGTGATTCATAGGCGGCAATTTTCGCTTCGAATGTTTTGACTTCCAGAACAAAAGCGTCAATCGGGAAGGTTTTGAGTTCCAGTTCCGTGCGGCTGGCGGCGACTTGCGAAGCAAAAACCTGAATGTCGGCGCTGGTCGCCTCCATCTCGGTCTGGTATAGCCGGATTAACGCCGTATCGTTGTCCTGTTTCGCCTGCTCCACTTGAAGCCGCGCATCGGCAATATCGTAACGAAGCAACGCGACTTTTAACTCCGCTTCAAACACTTGCAGTTGGGCTTCGGCATTTTTGAAGGCCACTTCCTGCTGCGTGAAATTCTCAATTTCGTATTGTGCCAACAAGGCGTCCACCGCCCGTTTCGCATAGGCAATCGCCATGCGGTGCGCTTCCAGCACGTACTCGATTTCCTTGGACTTAAGCCGCTGCACACTACTGTTTAACGCCTCAAACAACGCCCCATACGCCTCGAACACTGCCAGCGATTGTTCCGCCGCCTGCGTAGCCACTTGAGAGGCCGCGTGCTGCTTCCAGGAGTAGGCAATCTGATCCAGCGTGGCTTGCATCGCTTGCCGCACCGCCTGGGGTAAGTCCCAGCCCGAACGATCCTGGAGCGACTGCGCCGCCCGTTGCTGTTCGTCGTTCAGTCGATCCGTGAGCCGCTGCTGCAACTGCGTTTGGAACGCCAGGGCGGGGGCGTATTTCTGCGCAAACCGCTGATTGATTTGCTCCGCCATCAGCGGCATCAAGGTGTTCAACACCCGGTCGCTCCACGCCGACTGATCCGCCAGCAAGCTTTCCAGCCCCGGCAATCCGCCGGCCCCGTTAAAAATATCACTGGAGAACTGCTGAAACGCCGTTTGAAAAGCGTTCGGGTCTACTGTTGCGTCCACACTGGCGGTCGCAAAGATCGGGGTACTCAACGTTAATTCGGGAACCGTAATCTCCGCCAAGATGGGTTTTTCGGGCAGCGTGACGGTGCGCTCCACGGAAGGAAGATCGGGCAGGGCGAGATCAGTGTCCACCAACGGCAGCGTCTTGGTGAAATCCGCCAGACTGGTGGGGGCTCCGTAGGACGGCGAAGGCAAAAATATCTGGGGGTACAACAACTTCGATTCAAACTTGATCTCGTCAACTTCCTGGATGGACGGAAAAGCGACTTCCGCAAACTCCGCCCACAACGGGAAGGCCGGCGGCGTTTCCGTGGCGACGGTAAACACCGAGACTGGCTGTTCGCTGAAACTGTATGCTCCGGCGTCCGAAAGCGTCAGATTCTGCGAAATCGCGGCAATCGCCGTATTAACAATCGCCGTGGTGCTACTCGCCAGTGCGGACGTACTGCTTCTCGCGTAATTCAGAATATCGTTGACTTCATCGCTGGCGGACATTACATGGACTCCTCAAAGCCGGTGATCGCAACGGCGTTCAGCCCGGCGGCTGCCGTAGTGGAGATGCTGC